TCGAAAACTCCGTCTGCGTAGTTAATATATTTCTCTTCTCTTCTCTTCTCTTCTCTATGCGTTACGGTAACGTTACTTTCCGTTACTGAAGCGTTACGAATTTTCTCTCTATGTTTCCGCTGTCTTTCTGCGTTATTGGCCCTTAATTTTTCTTCTGGGTCAACATTCATTTCATCAAAAAAGTTAGGAAAAACAATACCTTCCTCAGACTCCACAACCCAACCAACTTCTGTCATAGCAAAACCAAAACCGGGAATGTCTGCTATGTCATCTACTACGCATGGGTTGCAATCTTTGATTAAAAGATCATCATTTATTCTCTTCCCTCTGTGACGTAACACACCCCATACAGATACAAGAGCACCAACTGTCACGTTACGCATAACGTTACGTGTAACTGCCATGTCACATTGAAGGTTCTGATTAACGTATGAAGAAAGATTGCTTCTAGGGTCTAACAAAATGTCTGCGATCATGCATACCTTTGGATCACGGTATAAATCGCTTCTCATCTTTATCCAATCAACTGCCACGATTACCCCCTGTTGACCCTGTATAAATAGATACGGTGGCGTGAACAAGCACAGGGGTTGACCTGTTCGGGTTGATCGGCCCTGCCACCGCGAGTAAAACTGGATTGTCTTCAGCGGAGATGAGTTGCCGTGCCAGTTGTATGTGCTGGATCTTGCTGTGCTGAAGTAAAGTTGCGTAACGTGTCATTCGTAATTTGTTTTGACTTGTTAACCATCATCGTATACACTTCTACATATCATGTCAACACATAAATACATTTCGATTGCAGATATCATGCTTTGCATGAGCGACATTAAAGATATGGTCGTAGGGAACCTTAGAGGGTTAAGGAATAGCTACGGCATGAACAAGGCCGAGTTTGCCAGGTACTGCGGAATACAGCAGCCCGTATACCAGCGCATGGAGTCTGGTGATCTTATGCCCCATATAGAGTCGCTCAATAAAGTAGCCAACAAATGCGGTATGCAAGTATGGCAATTGCTAGTGCCTAACTTTGACCCTGCAAACCCCCCTGTACTTCGCCAACCATCAGACGTTGAGCGTGAGTTTTACAAGCGCATTAAAGAGGCAATGCGCGACCTCCATATAGACCAGTAAAAAAATTTGTGGAAATAAATGTAAAAGTGTTTGACATTAGAAATGTACTTATGTATTCTGGACACAGTTTCACAGCAGTAAGGCAGCCAGACAAGCCGACCTGGCAAGTATTTGGGTGGTACTAAGGGAGCCGCAAGGCAACTAAGGGGGGATTAAGCAGTACCCCCCACTTTTTTAGGAGCGAATCATGGGCGAGTTAATGGATTTGTTGGGCGAAAACTGGACGAAGTATGCAGAACTGATTGACCCAGATTTTGAGTTTGGCGACAGGGTTGCAGCGATTCTGGTTGATAACGAAGACGACAAGCTAGGCCGCATTAATGATCTGCATTATTCCATGCTAGAAGCCTGCGCCAAGTACGCAATCGAATGTGACCAATGGTTCGGAGTGTGGGGAGCGCTGAAGAATGATGCTGGCTTTCCTAACTACTACAGCTTTAAGGAGGCCGCATGATGGATCAGGCATATCACGAACAAGTAGGGCGCAAGGAAGAGTTTATTGCCCACAAGCTACAGATTGCGCGTCAAGACTTGGAGCAACTGAAAAAGAACATGGCGCAGTTTCAATTCTCGCTTACATACATAGACGATGCGCTGAATGCGCTTGAGTCTGTAGAAGCCGCACATAGGAGTTAATCATGGAATACCTAATTCTACTGATGTTTATCCTCGTTATTGTCGGCATCTACGCTGATTACAAAAAATGGGATGAGCAATGCAATCTGGAAACTGTACGGAAAAGTGTACAGAAAGACTCTTACTGGCAGATCGGTCATCTGTGGATATGGGAGGGGAACAGGAAATGAGCTACATAAAAGCCGTTTTACCGTGGGATACAGCATTTAGCAAGTTCATGGATGAATTTACTAACTGGCTGATGAACAGCGACAGAATGATTTGCAACGGGGATATGTTGATTAACTACATGGAAGACCCGACCTGTTTTGAAGAGTTTATGAACGAACAACATCCAGAATATGAGGTGGAATAAACATGGAAAACCACAGCGCAAAACTACTTGCAATAGACGTTTCCGAACACGTTGAGCAAAAGGGCAAGTTCAGTTACCTATCGTGGCCTTATGCGGTTGCAAGGCTCATTGAAGCTTGCCCAGATGCCACTTGGGAGGTTGCTGAATACAACGGACTTCCTTTTACTGGCAATCAGGAGTTTGGTTACTTTGTAAAAGTTACGGTTACAGCTAACGGAGTATCAAGAACGCAGATACACCCGATTCTTGACCACAAGAACAACACCATTCTGTCACCAAGTTCGTTTGACATTAACACAAGCATCCAGCGCGGCCTTGTTAAGGCGATTGCCTTGCATGGCCTTGGGTTGAACATATACGCCGGGGAAGATTTGCCAATGGACTCCAAGACGGAAGAACTTAGAAGTCTTGTGCGACAGATCAACACCGCACCAATTCCAAAGGTAGCGCATGAACTGTGGATGAAGGCAAAAGCGATCATTAACGATTCAGAGGGAGAGGCAACCTGGTGGGCTGGAATCCAATCAACCCCAAGACGACAAATTAAGGAATATGGGGAGTTTCTGAAGAACCCACCACAAGAGCAATCTTTAGCAGATGTATTGCTTGGAAAGGAGGCAGCATGAAGCCAGAACACGTTGAGTTCCACAAGAACTACATGATACGCAAGCAGTTCCGTATCGAACTACAAAAGGCTCGTTGTGCAGACAAAGACCACAGCGTTAAACGGTATCAAGAAGATGCAAAGAAGTTAAACCTGATGCTTGCAGCAATGGGCATCACCGACCAACCAGTAGCACGATGGGGAAAATGATGGATTGCACTTTTTATTACGCAGTTGTAGCCGGGATCAGGCGCAACGCAGACGGATATATATGCGTGTTTGATGGTGACGAATCAAGACCGTTTGCAACGCCAAAGCTTGCGGTAAAGCGCCTAATCAAGCTAATTGAGAATGACGACATTACATCAGGTCACATCTTGCTTGATTTCGGAAATAAGCAGATTGCGTATGTGTTTGACGTTTCTGACGCATATGACTTTAAGCGTGATTTGGTGAATCACATTGTTCAAAAAGTTAATTATTACTTGGGGAAATAAACATGGCTGAAGAAATTGAATTTGTAAACGGACTTAGCGTTAAAGCGCCGCATGAAAATGCGCCTTCTTTTGTAAAGGCCAATCTGTCTATCAAGGTTGATGATCTGAAGGAATGGCTGAACACTAAGTCTGGCTGGGTGAACATTGACGTTAAAGAATCAAAGGGCGGGAAATGGTACGCACAAGTATCTACGTTCAAGCCCAAAGAACCAGAGAAGGCTAATGCCTACGTTGCAGACAAAGACGAAGACCTTATTCCTTTTTAGACTATTCGCTCCTTTCTGGATAGGTAACGGTTCCCCGATGCGCGCCAACGTAAATCCGTTTAATTGGGGATTTTAAGGAATAGAGATGGCAACCAACAACATTACAGGTGATCTTTTAAAGTCAAAACCTACAAGCGAGTCATATCGCAACGGATACGGACAGATAGATTGGAGCGTAAAGAATGTCAGACAGTCAATTCGCAGTAGTGGTGATGGCAGCAATGTGCCTTCTGATGTTGGCAACGGGATACCTGGTGGCGATACAGATGCGCTCAACAGTCTGCCAGATGACGTTGAAGGATAACTTTGGCATTGTTCATGTGATAGAAGGGAAATGCTGATGGAAGATGACGATACTTTGGCTTATGACAACGGATGCCCTGAGTGTGATGAGCTACGCGAGATTAGCCGGAAGTTGTATGAGGCGTTGGAAGACATTCTTGAATCGTATGTTGCTGACATGGAGCATGGGGTGAAGTGCTTAAGCGAGAAGGCAGCAGATGACTTTATCCGCAACTGTCCGAACATGATTAAGTCTTTTGCTGTGGTTAATGAAGCCATCGCAGAATATGAGGCAAGGAAATGAGCGCAGATACTTTATTCCATGTACGGATTCCAGTTGTTTCCTACGAGTGGGTTGAAGCGTATGGCGTTACAGAAGATGACGTTCGTATTCAGTACCCGAATGCTGTGGATATTATCCATCATGGTTTGTTCGATGACATTGTGCAAGAAAGCGAGTGGTGGAAATGAATCCGGAAGAAATCATAGAACTAGCCAAGTCCTGCGGCGCTTATCCTAAACCGGGAGCCGCTAAAGCAACACTATTCTTGCCACAGCAACTCCTCGCCTTCGCCACCGAGATACGGAACAGGACGATTCAAGAGTGCGCGGGGGTTTGTACGGCAATTGAATCTGAATATTGGGAATATTACAAATCAGATGGTACTAAATACACGGAAGGCATGAGCGATGGGTGCGGTGAAAGTGCAGACGCAATCCTAGCACTAAAGGGAGATGAGAAATGAAATACAAGCAACGCCAAGACGGTGAAGGGTTTGAAGTTCCGTTAGGTGAAATCTACCGTATTGCTTGCTGTGATTGCGGTCTTGTCCATGACTTCGTGTTCGTTGTTGAGGATGGAAAGTTAGGCGTAGCGGCAAAGCGTAACAACAGAGCAACAGCGGCAAAAAGGCGGCTAAAGGGAGATGAGAAATGAGTGACGATATAAAGCCAGTTGCCGAAGTATGCGAGGTGGCAACATGAAGCGATATGAGGTTTTGTGGCTATACAACGATTCCCACGTTTACCAGACCATGCCATTCTTTGCCGCCAACGAAAACGAAGTGGCAGATATGCTGGATAGGGGAGAGATACAGAAACCTAAATGGCCTCCGGTAAATGGGTGGGAGATAAAGGAAAAGCCAGAGTATGGGGTGCGGAAGTGACTGAACAAGAAATTGGTGAATTTATCATTCTGCTAGTCTGCGGTGCATTGTTTGCGTTGTTTATATTCCTTGCGTACTTCACGAAGGGAGGGAGGCTTTATATGCACCATGTAGGTTGCTGCAATCCCGCAAAATGCGATTGTGATGAGTATGGACGTTCTTAAACTAGACGAAGCTGCAAACCTTTTAGGCGTAAGCAATAGGGTAATTAGTGATATGGCAAGGTCAGGCGCAGTACCAGCGCGGAAGGTTGGCAAGGGCTACTTGTTCATATACGATGATCTGATCAACTGGATTCGCGCAGGTTACAAATGCTCGTCAAACGTGGACATATCTGGCATTACGACTTCCAATATAAGGGTGAGCGTTACCGAGGAACAACGGAATGCACCAACAAGTGGGAAGCGCAAGCATTCGAGAATGAACAACGCAAAGTGGTTAGAGAAAGAATCTCTGACGGACATACTCTAGCGGATGCAATTAGACTATGGCTGACTGAGAAAGACCGCAGCCGCAACGAAAAGAACGACATTAAAGCTTTTCTTAAGGCATACAAGTCAAGGCCACTTCACCAAGTTGACACAAATTCTATCCGCGACCTGTACGCAAAAAAGAAAGCATCAACGGCTAACAGGACATTCAACAACATTAACGCAGCTCTAAACCTAGCCCACAATAATGGATGGTGCAGCGATCTTAAAATTCCACGAAGAGAGGAAGATGGAGCGGAGCTATGCTTCCTGACAAAAGAAGAATGGGAGAGGCTTGAGAAGCACCTTTCTGGGCACGCTAAATCGATTTGTACCTTTGCCATATACACAGGGCTAAGAGCATCAAATATATTCGGCTTAAAGTGGCGTAACGTGAACCTGGACACAAAAACCGCTTGGGTAGATAAGACAACCGCGAAGGGGAAAAAGTCTATAGGAGTGCCATTGTCATCCAAGGCATTTGAGGTTTTGACAGGAATTGAAAAGCATGGGGATTATGTTTTTATGTACCAGAGGGGGAAGAAGAATCCAACCTATGCGCCAGTAAAGTCAATCAAGACCGCACTACACACAGCTATGGATAAAGCAGGGATAAAAGATTTCCACTTTCACGGATTTAGGCACACGTTTGCAAGCTGGCACGTTCAGGGAATTATGACTGGGAAGCCAACACCATTGCAGGTGCTGAAAGAGCTTGGAGCATGGGAGAGCATGGATATGGTTATGATCTACGCCCACCTTGCACCAGACCACCTTAGGCAATGGGTAGATTAGTGTGGTGGATATTGTGGCGTAACTTAGTGAAATGTGGCGTAAAAACGTGTAATTTAGCGTTAAATTAGAAATGGCTAAAATACGCCAAACCCTATATGTATTGGCGCCCCGAACACGAATCGAACGTGTGACCTACCCCTTAGGAGGGGGTGGAATGTATATATGGGGCAATGGGTTTGATAGGTTATGTGGTGAGTGTTGCGTCATAACCTGATATAAAAACAAAACCCGCCGAAGCGGGTCTTGTTAAGCCTATAAGAGGGGTAGGGCTGGATACCTACTCTTGTCCATTCACATTTCTGTGGTAACGCGGCACAACCTATAGACTATTTCGCCTCGCATTTGAGGCGCGTTAAAAGCATTATATTACTTTTTTCCTCTTGGGCGCAATCCATCTGGAACAATGCTAATCATTTTCAATCTGTCATTGTTTATTTCCAGAGGCATGGTTGCGTCATAAAGCCGTCCAGATACAGGGTCTGTTCTATCTCGGTTAATTAGGTTAAACCTACCTGCATTAGCGTTTTGACCTACCATTGCATTTGGGCGCATTGCTTCTTCGGCAAACTTCCCTATTTCTTCAGGGGTGTAACCATCTCCAACAACGTGCTTTACATAAACGTGGTTTACTTGTTTTGGGGTTGCGTCAACAACAGTTCCAGCAACCTGCCCGGCAGACTCCCCTCCCCTTCTAGCTTGACCAGCTGTTATGTCGCCAAGCTCAAAGCCTGCTGTTTTCCCGCCGTTACGCAATGCGTCAATCAAAGATTGCTTCCCAACTGGAGATATTGCCAGCCCCAACAATCCTTTAGCAAGTCCAGCTCCAATTAAGTCATCAGGGCTAAATAATGGCGACTCTAGAGGAGGATCAACTGCAAGAAGGCCTTTCTTTACTTCTGGTGGCAACACATCCCAATCAAAAAATCCAGCCATTACTCACCTCTTACTTTTTTATGCCACTCAATCAAGCTGTTTAGTTGCTCTCGGCAGGCTTTGTATTGCCGGAAGTTTTCAACTGCGTTTCCGAGGACTTCGGCATCACTGGCTCCGGCGGCTTTACTAGGAGTTGCTCCGGTGGTTGGGGGCAAATTGTCTTTACCGCCAAGTGCTGTAATCCACACCCGCCAAGCATCAGGAGTGAAACAAATCCGACCATCAGTAACTTTAGCGATTGCATCTTTATAACTCCGATAGTTTGCATCAGCTCTAGCTGTTTCTTGTGCCAGTTTTGCCGATATGTCTGCATTGATCTTGTTTACTCTTTCGACTTCTTTTAGCTGCGTTTCAAGCACCTGAGTTTGTGCTGCTTGCCACTCTTTTCTCTCACCGTCCACACCGTCACTATGACCCTTGATGTAAACACCCCCTAAAAGGCACAGGAAGGCACCTAGAACGAACAAATGACGATAGGTTGATAGGATGGCTAGGATAGGCAATTTATTTCACCTCTACTGGGCTGAAATTGGATGCGGGGAATTCTGAGAAATCGCCACCCTCCCACTTGATATGAACCATGCCTGTCTTTTTATCCAGACTCCAACACATTTTCATGTACTGTTTGTCGATACGTTGAGCGACTCCACGGAATCCAGATTGGTCACATTTTTGTTCTGACAGGACAATCCGCACCTGATCGTTGTAGGGCATTACCAGATAGTTTTCAGCGTATGCGGGAGTAGAAAATGCAACGATTAATGCAACGATATATTTCATGATTACCCCAGAATAATTGCGACCATAGTTAGAAACATGACTAGCGTAGATGCAACGATTAACGCGACAGTCCACCACTCTTGCGCTTCAAAATCTTCTTGGCTCATTTCTTCACCTGATCGGGAAGCAGTAGTTTGATAAAGCCAGAGATAGCACCCCCGGCAGCAGCGGCTTGCCCCCAGTCTAAAGTGGTACCAAATTTGGTACCAAAAAGGGTAAGGATGAATGCCACACCTTGCCACGTTGATGACTCACCCATACGGGCTAGCCAGTATTCGATAAGCTTGCGTGTTTTAGCTCTCATGGTAAAAAGAACTTTCTGCCGCTTTTAGGTTTACGAATAGACCAATGCGACCAATGCGGAGTAGCTGAAGGATGCTCAAACCAAAGGAACAGTTTTTCGTATGCCGCTGGATGCGCTATAAGCCAATCGTCTATCTTGTTAAGGGGGTCGTATAGGTCAACGGCCATTCCCTGCTTATGGGCGCTTGCAGGTGCTCCTATGGGGCAATCCTGTGGGCGGTATCCACCGTAACTCTCGCCACCTACGATAGAGCCTGTAATGGGGTTAATAGGGAACTGGAAACCGTCTGCTTCCATGACCTGGATAAGCCCGTTACAGTTGGCAATCAGTTCTGTAGCGTGATGGATATGATCTGCTGTGGCCTTATGCTTCCACTTGCCGAAATAAGCGTCTAGTGTCAGCATTAGAGTGTCACCTCGCCTGTTTGCCATTTGCTCAGGATTGTTTTGTCAACGTCCTCCCAATCACGCACTCTTGGTTCGTCATTACAGTCGCAGACGTTTTCATGTGGAAGATAGAAAGTCTTGCAGTTAGGGCACTTCACAAGCATATTCAACACGGATTCTTTCACTTGTTATCCTCAATTTTGGTTTCAACACGGGTAAGGCGCAGGTCTAAGCCTGTAATACGGGTATGTAGTTCCCCTGCAATGTCCTGAAGCTTTTCTGCAAGAGTGTCTAGTTGGTGAATGATCTTTGAACCGATAAAGCTGACAATGGCTACTAATAGGCCAAATAGGGTAGCAACAAGGGCTGCCGCGATAGTTAACATATCCATTACTGTCCTTTTTTGTATTTTTTTGGGAGTTGGTTTCTTTCTAACTCGCTTACAAAGGAGTTAAAGCAATGGCCCTTGCCAAATATAAAATCCAGCACATATCTGAATTTCCATTGCTCCCGCCATGCCCTAGCGGATATGGTTTCGTCTGCCATACCACCTATTAGCGTGTTGGCTAATTGATCTACCGCAATAGCGATCTGGATTAAGGCCATGTGATTGCAGGGAGTTCAGCAACAAATGATTCGGGAGTAGTGAAGGTACGTTGACCAGCTTCGTACTTAGCCCACTCTGTATAGCAGTAAAGCCATACGGTAGAGCGCCACGGGATGAATGCAGCGGCTTCAGCGGCAAAGGGTGGGTGAGTGTCGGCAGCGTATGAGGCTATGGATACGCCAGAGTCGTATCCTTTTGATTGTGCCGTTTCATCAATGTGAGATTGAACCGCATTGATAAATGCAGATTTAAGCTGCGATGCACTTGGAGGAGGAGTTTCTGCTTCTACATATAACGTTGCTCCTTCTGGGATGCTTGGAGCATAGTTGTCATTGTTAGGGCCAAATGCCACAACAGCATTTTGAGAATTTCTAATTACCTTATAACTCATGGCAGAATTTCCTTGATTGTTATGCGTGAGGCCATAACCCCGCCCAGATATTGAGTGGAAGCGATGCCGTTAATGGTTAATGTGCCAGCCAAAGTCTGCCCAGCCCTAACCTTAAATGTGGTTGCTGAAGTAGTGCCTGCGGTCATAACGTGCTTAAATGTGACCTCTGCAATACCTGTAGTGCCTGCGGTAGAGATTGTTTTAACTGCCGCCAAAGCGTTTGCTGTTGAGTCTTGGAATAAAGCCACAATTGCATAGGCGGCAGCAGTTCCCGGACATACCTGCAAAGAAACGTCTATTTCTAATGTGCTTGAAGCATTTGAAGGAGTGATTGACAATGATAAATATTGGTCGCCCTCTGTGTTTTGAGGGATTGTGTTATCGTCAGGGATTACGGTTGTTCCAGTTGCCACAGTTCCTAATTGAGATGTAACAATTTGACCTAGCTTGCCAGTAAGCGACCCGCCAGAGAACGTCAAGCCACTACCTACAGATATTTCCTCAATAGCACCCGTTGATGCGGTTGTACGACCTAGCAAGCGGCTCGTGGCTTGTGTATAACCAGAGGAGGTGATGGAACCAGATGGAGTGCCAGCCTTGACGTTAATAAGCTGAAACTGAGTGCCATCGTAAACAACTTCAACCAAAGCACCACTTGGAATGTCGCCAGAGGCTAGTGCGGTTGTGCCAGTTTTAGTTACAGACTTCGCGCCTAGAGAGTTCAGGTTAAGTGTAACCGCGCCAGTATTTGCGCCACTTGCGACAAACCTAAAAGTCTGCCCTGCGGCATAAGCTCCGATAACAGGAGAGAGAGTTCCCGTTATAACATCAGCAGTACCTCCTGCGGTAAAGAACTGAGCAGCACTAGACTGTACTTGTGCAAGCGTAGCAGCATCCGTAGCAGCCGTTCCAGAGGCAAGCCCTGTGATCTTGTTGCCGCCAAGGGGGATATTTGCCGTAGCAGGGGATTGTCCATCTCTAGTAATACAGTTGGTCAAGCCTGTGGCAAGGTCTGCTGTGAGTGCGTTGTGGACGGTATCGCTGATTGTCGTGCCGCTGACAACAGGCTGCCCTGTGGAGTTGATACTAAAAGTCCCTGATCCATTGTATCCCAATTTACTTTCTCCATTCAATGAGTTATAATATTTCTTCAATAACATTATGTGAGATACACATGAAGAAATGTAGATTTTGCGAAAACAAAGTCATTGGCCGAGGAATGTGCCGAACTCATTACCAGCAACATTGGAAAGCTGGAACGCTCAACCTGTTTGACGTTGATAAAGCCCCGTTAAAGGAGCGCATCCTTCAGAAAATAATGGTTCAAGAGGATGGTTGTTGGGCATGGACAGGCCAATTAAATTGGGCTGGATACCCTTTGGTATGGAAAAACGGTAAAGCAGTCAAAGCGCATAGAGAGATGTATAGGTTGGCCAAAGGCGAATTGCCTGACGACCTTGTTATATGCCACTCTTGCGACAACCCTGCTTGCGTTAATCCAGACCATTTGTTTGCTGGAACACGTTACGACAACAACAATGATGCAAAGCGTAAAAATCGCAACCAACATGGTGAGTCACATTGGCGAGCAAAACTTACTTATGAAGACATTCAAAAAATACTTGCCGACACCAGATCACAATCTAATATTGCAAAAGAGTACGGCGTTGACCCATCGCACATAAGCCGCATAAAGTCAGGAGAAGTTTGGGCGCAAGGAAAATGACACTTGTCTGTCCTTTCGATTTGCGCTTCTCAGCGTTTAGAGTTATGCTAACTAATGACTTGGCACAACGTACTAGGCTATGCCCTTGCACCTTTTGGTGCTGTTGTCCTTATTTGGGGTGCATCTGCCATCAAAATACTGATCATCCGCAAAATGAAAAACGGATGGCTTAAAGATCAGCTATTGCGCGAAAGATGGGAGAGTGGCGCCAGCGAGTCCCATAGGCGAATAACGAGAGGCCAAAAGAGCTTCCGCTAGTTTCTTTGTAGGGCCAACACCGTAAGACTTATTTGCCATAGCCTTCTGTGCCATTGGTGACAAAATAGCTGCTCTACTTCCAACCCGCGCAACAGGCAATGCAAGCGCAGCAGGGCTAACCCCGTACCCTAGCAAGGCAGAAGCGTAGTCAAGCACGGTAAACGGGTTTGCATCGCCAGATTTAGGAACACCAGCAACATCCTTGTAAGCCTGTGCAAATCTTGCAATCTGTTCGGCTTCATCTGTCAGCATTCCGCCTTTTTCAAGCACCTTTGCCAATGCTTTAGCATCCACATCGCCAGTTGCATCATTCATTGCCCTGTCGATCGTGTGGATTTTGGCTAGATTGCGCCTTGAGTCTTGCAGCGACTTCACAAGATCAGGGGAGCCATTCTTTTGGGCTATGGCTTCAAGAGTGTTTTCAAGCGTTGATGCTTGGGAGTCCAGCGCCGTAGCTTTTGCGTATGCTTCTGGATCGCCAGTTCGGTTAAAGTGCTGCCAATTCAGCTTAGAATTAAACCGCGCATCTTTTAGCGCATTGAGGACTTCATCGCCAGTTTGCGCTATTGGCGTTGTGCTAGTTGCACCTGTTCCAAGCGACCGAGTAGTTTGCTGGCCTGTAACCGTGCTAGGTAATGCGGCAACATCTCTATAGGCCACGTTATTAACGTCTTTAAGGCGTTGGATGGCAGACTCGCTAAACGCTTCACCTTCTGGCATTCCAAGAAACTGGCGAGCAAGGTTGTTAGTGTTGCGCTGGTTTAATATTTGCGCTGCTTGGTTGGTCTTGTATTTGCCTGACACCCCTTCAGCAAGGCGCGAAAGAGTGCCGCCACCAGCATAGCTAGGGGGCAAAACATAGCCTGCCTCCTGTGATGCCAATTGCGTTGCATCTCTTGTGGCATTCTGGCTTTTAAGCGTGTTAGCGGCTTGCCTAGCGTTGCCAACGGCATTTCCTACCACCTTGCCCAACCCAACCCCTACACCACCTGCTGCGGCCCCTATACCAGCGTTTTCCAGCTTTCCAAGGGCAACATTCGGATTGTCTGTGGGAGACAAAGCACCCAAGGCAGCACCACCAGCAATAGCGCCTTTTGCCGTATTAAGGACAGGAGCAGCAACACCACCACCTGCGTACATTGCTACATTCCCCGCTAATGCAGAAAGCGGGTGCGCGTCCTTCATGATTGCATTTGCTTCTCTGGCTTGTGGGTCATCAGCCCCGACAAGTTGCTTTGCACCGTGCCATAGATCGCTTGCAGCCGTGCCGAAAGCAGCTAGGTTTGCGCCAACAGGGTTATCTGCCAACTCTTGCTTGAAAACGTCTTTAAACGCATCCCTGCCGATCTTCTCAGGACGAACAAGGCTAGATATGTTATAGCCGTTTTTATGCAGTTTCACCAACAAGTCTGCGCGGCTAATTCCGTCTGGGATGCCTTCAATAACTGTACCGTCAGGAAGCTCAACGTCCATTATTTCAAGTCTCCAAATTTAACCGTCTTTTTCTTTGGCATCTCTGCCCCTTGTGGGATTATTTGCTGTTTTCCTGTAATGCTCTGATTGCCGGCGCCACTCCCGTAAAGTTGCTCAATACGGTCGAGTGCTTCGCGGTTTGCCTCAAGACTCTTTGTCGGGTCTGTAGCAGTTGCAAGGTAAAGCTTCAACTCAGCATTGGAGTCCATCTGCTTCGCGCTCATGCCTGTAGCTTTCATGATGGCTTGCAGCAACAACGGTCTAGCTTGTGCAATTGAGTCGCGTTGCTTTTGGTTTTCAGAACCTACAGCGCCACCAATGGCTTGCCCAATTGCTGATTGCGATGCCCACCGACCAATATTTGCCGGGCCGCTTTGCTTCGTGCTAGTAATGCCGCCACCAGCGTCTAAACTGTCGTATGCGGTTCTAAGTCCAGCCACAACAGAATCAACAGTTTCGCGCCCTGCGCCTTGCTGTAATGCCTTTTGGTCTGCGGGGCCACCTTTAATTGCTTCCCATGACCCATCTGGTAGCTCCCTGTATCCAGGCGAAACCTTGGCTTGATTGCTGGCGGCCTTTGTCAGTTGGGCAATAGCCATTTGATTGCCTGCTTGCATCCTAGCCAAGTCAGTTCTTGCATCTATCTGCATCTGTGCCAGTTCTTTTCGGGCCAAAGCTTGTTCTTGCCTGCTTGCTTGTGCGTCTTGCAGGCGCAACTGCAATTCTTGTGCCCGTTGCTCTCTTGCGTCTTGTCTTGCTTGTGCGGAAGTAGTCAGTTGCAGGTTCAAGTTTTCACGGTTGAACTGTTGCTGATCTTCACGGGCTTGATCGGCTTGACCATACTTAAGCTTTTCAAGCGCAATGCTGCCGAGTTGTGACGGGTCAACCTGAGAGTAGTAATTACCCAAAGCGCCGAACACTTGGTCTTGCGTAGGCTGTTGCGTTACGGTCTGTTCTGCCCCCGGCATACCGCCTGCATCTTCGTAGCTGATAGGTTGTTGGACTTGTTGCGGGGAGAGGGCTTGTGCCAAAGCTTTAGCGGCAGCGGTCTGCTTTTCGCGTTCACCGTTAACAATGTCCCGTTGCTGTTGGTCGTAGCCTTCCATCTCCTTCTTGGCGTTGTAGCCTTGCAGCATCTTTGCCATGTACTGAAGGGGATTGGCTTGGACGTAGTGGCCCGAAACCATCTGGCCCTGTGGTGCTTCCATAGATTGCTGTTGAAGGGCTTCAGCGAGTTTGCGTTTGCGGTCAATCTGCTGTTGTTGTAACTCCCATTCTCCGGGCATTAGATTGCGAACACCTGTGGTTGCCATGTTAAGCCCTCCCCAAGTATGCGCCGCCCAGACCGAACAACCCGTTCATTAGGTTGCCGCTAGCCGCATTCTGAGCGTTTGTAGCGCCCAGAGAGGCGTTGTATTGCGCTTGAGCAGCACCCAAGAGGTCGGCGCCTTGTGTTGTGGCTTGCCCCGGAGTATTAACGTAGTTAGGGGCAGAAACCTGCGAACCTGTACGCAATGCGTTAATGACGTTAATCGGCTGCATCTGGTTGTAGGCTTGCTGCTGGAAGGCTTGCTGATTTGCGTTAAGGCCCATTCCCATGCCGTTGATAGTTGCAGATGTAAGCAGGTCGTTATTAGCCTTGTCGTTACCAGAGATAGCGTTATTCCATGCCTCAGAACCTTGCATGATGCCTTGGTTAGTCAGTTTGTTTTCCAGCATATTGCGCCCACCCTCAATCTGAGGTTGCAGGCGCTTCATGATGGCGTCTTGATACTGTTGTCCGGGGTCGATGCCAGTAGATGGTAGTTTTGATGTATCTACTCCGGGCTTGCTAAGTACGTCATTGGCGTAGGTTAACCCTGTATTAGCAGTAGACAACAGGCCAGCATTCAGCTTGTTTTCTTGGTCTGCAATGGCTTGCTGTGCGGGGGAGTAGGTTTGGTAGGCAGAGTATTGAGGGTTGCCGAATTGGTCTGTCCCGCGCTGTTGGTACTGTAGCGAACCTTCAGGGGTGTATTGATTGATTAAGCTGCCAGACAATGCGGCTCTTGAGGCGTCAAGATTGCCTTGTGCTGTGGCTTGTGCGGCTGCGGTGTAGTCAGGCGCTTTTGGCGCTTTGTTTTTACCCATTATTTGTTCTCCCAAGACAGCAAAAAGCAGTCTTCTTTCTTCCATGTAAAGAAAATTAGATCGCTTCCGTCATATGCCGAATCAGGCAAGGTTGCTTCCCTTGTCCAGCCCATACGGTCTAGCAGTTTTATACAATCATTGTTTGATGCAGAAACAGGCGCGGTCATTCGAGCGCATCCCATCTGGTTATAGACCCAATCCACCATCGCAAACCAGAACTTGCGTGGGGTGTATCCGTCTAGTCTTATGTGAACAAAACAGTTGACGCCGTTCCATTCATTTACCGCAAAACCTGCAATCAGTTCATCATCCTTTTGCCACCCGATTGCGTTGAAATCTTCACCAGCTTCACCACCATGCGGGCTTAACACCCAACTTGCTACTTCTCTGCCAGTTACGATCATTTAAATACCGAATAAACGCCCGTAAGGTTGCCCAATGCCCTTGCAGGGGCGGCTTGAGGTGCGGATTGAGGCGTCCTAGCAGTTTGAGGAGCAACGGGAGGAGGTGCGGCTTGATACGGTGCAACGGTTCGCGGGTCAATGTAGGACGGGGGTTGCTGTGCGGCTTGCGGTTGGGCCTGCAACGCCTGTGCAAGTGCCTGCGGGGAAGGTTGTGAATCGGCAAACTTTCCGTTAGGGTTTGACTTGACCAGATTTTGAATCCCTGTCATATCTCGCAATGCGTTTGTTTGCGTGTTTACCTGCTGTGCTGCGGTAGGTGCTGCTGGCTTGCCTGCTGCCATTGCTGCGATAGAGTTACCCCCTCTGCCACCAGCTAACGGATTCCAGCTTGTATCACGGACAGGTTTAGCTGTAACAGAACCTTGTTGGTATCCAGGCGCAGCCCATGTGCTGCTTGCGTTCTGCCACTTTCCGTCTGCGCTTTCACCTGTAACAGTATTGGCTATCTGGTAGTTTCCTGTGGATGGGTCAACACGGAATTGCGGCTCATATGTTGTGCCTCTACCACCCTTGCCCCCCAATAGCCCACTTGCCATGCCAAGGCCAAGAGTAATCCCGCCCAATGGAGTTGGGCTTAAAGCTTGATAACCCGCTGATGCCGCAGAAGTGTTTAAACTCATAATCCAAATCCATTCTCATATAGATATGTCGTTGCCTGCCATCTCATGTTTGCGCTTTTGGAGGCAGAGATAATGTGCAATGCCCCTGTGTATCCAATGCCGCCGATAGTCTGCCAGTTCTTCTTCAGCGTCATCCCGCCACCCCATGTGCCAGTTCCCCATGTGGAAGTTCCCCACGTTGCCGAGGTTGATGCGGTAAACGTAGGTGTTCCAGTTGGCGCTGTTTGGTCAAAGTCTGTGTTTAGACCTAACAAAATCCCCAAACTGGGGGAGTCTGTAGAGATGATTGGTCTTGCCTCTTTAAACCACTTCTGATTGCCAGAACCAAAGTCAGAGAAGGCTTGCAATGCTTCAGCGTTAATGTTGGTCGAATTGTCTGCGTTGGTATCCCAGAACTTATAGACAACGCCACTTTCGCCACCAAAATACATTTCGTTACCAAGCATCTCAAAGCAATGGGCGTTGATGTTGGTGAACTTGCACCATGCGCCTGTAATGGTCTGCATGACGTACTGTTCGGAGGTCGTAGTGCTTGTCGGCACGTTCATAATCAGCATATTTTCGCGGGGGAATATTGAAGTCTCCCACCCGAAATTAGTGCCGTATGAGGTCACAGCTTGCGACATAGCCAACTGAATCTTGTCTGTCAGACTAGACTTAGTATTGACTCTAGACGACATTAAAGCCTTAGATAAAGGCATTAATCCGTCTTGACAAACTACCAAAATGTCAGATGCGTACTGACTTAAACAACGTCTACCTACAGGCTGACCTATAACGTACTTGCCAACCAAAGACCAAGTGGTGCTGGATGATGGGTCTGAACCCTGATAAATGAATACTTCACCTTCAGAGGTAACGGCTACAAAGTGGTCATCCATGCCGCTGCCAGAATCCAGCGTCCACGAACCGCAAGCCATCAGATAGCCGCCCCTTGAGGCAAGGCTAGAGAAGTCTAAAGCAGATGCCGCGCCTGTAATGGATGAGGTCGGCAGATACCAGACTTTAAGGCTGTTCTTCTGAACCGCAAATAGACGGTTCATGTGCAGGCATACTTGGATTAAATCACTAGATGCCACACCCGTAATGGATGCGTGTTGGTCAGTCCAAGTGGTGCCGTTATATGTGTATACATGGTCTGCGCCGTTACACATCCACAGGAATGAACCCCCAGCAGTTGTGATGTTTGCGTGTTGCCACCTGGAATTAGCAAGGGTCGTTAATACCGCAGCACCCACAGCACCGCTTGCAGTAACGTCATAAACGCTACCAGAGGCTATTGCAAACATCTTAGACGTTGCGCCAGCGTTGTAGGACATAAGAGTCTCTACTGCGCCTGTCATGCCCGTAGCGTAGCTAGAATAGCCTTTACGGAGCATTACATCATTGGTCAGGGGAAAGAAGTTTTCCAGAATGACTGCATCTTCTTTAGCCATGTTCACCAGAGAATCGCGGGCGTTCCAACCCCCTACTGGGGCGGGAAGGGTAGCAGTAGAACTAACCCGTTTACCTGCCATAGCCTGTCTCCGGCAAATTGCCCACGCCCAACAAGATAGACTGTGTAGCAGGGGCAAGCGAGAGGATAGGCGCAGACTTGTTCTGTGCTTGTAGCTTGTTCAGCCTGTCCATGTACTCCGCATAGACCCAATCGTAAGCAAGACCTTTAGACATAAGCCAACGGAGCTTCAAACCAAGAACCAAGAGATGGTCGTCAAACACATGAACGTCATCATCAGCCGTGAACTTGGTCTTTCCTGTACCAGCGGAGGATTCAACCCAGTTTTTACTTATGTACTCAAAAGAAAGGTTACGATCAGCAGCAGGGTTAGGGTTAAGCTCAAACTTGTCACCCATGATGCGATAACGCATACGGGGGCCAGCAGATACAATCCCGCCTTTAAGATAAGCCCATTCTTGAGCAGACTTAGGGCCAAGCAGAGGCCAACGGTTAGTCCTGTCCCACTCTGTATTTGGGGTCTGCTTCAGCCAGTCACTAGGTAAGTCGTAATTGACCTTGTAAAAGGTGAGCGCAGAGGTTGTGCCGGTAGCCGTAGAGGGGAGGTCAACTGTGACCTGCGTGGCTGAATCAACGGAGACAACTTGCGCCCAAGCCGGTAATCCATCACCAGCGACAGAATAGTCTGTCGTAATGCCGCTAGTAGATGGAATGTTGGTAATGACCGCAGAACCATCAGTAGTATCACCTGTGGTCGTTACGGTTTCGGTGGTAAAAACGTAGCTCTTGGAGAGTTGCTGCCATTCGTAATCCCTGACAAGCTTGTTGCCTTCAGAGTTCAGCAGGGCTAGGAATTGCAGGTATTGCGGGTCAGTCGAGGTCGTAACAGCACTAGGGCTGAGTAGCCCCAATTCGTTACATACCTGCTGAATTATCTCCAATAGCGTCATGTTCTACCTTTCGCCCACGTTTCGGGGTCGCTAATTGCGCTAGCTGCGCTTTTAAATCTTCAATTTGTTGCTGTAGTCGCTCGTTTTCAGCGGCTTGCTTCTGTACTAGCTGTGTATCCTTTGCAGAGGCCAAGAACGCCTTTGCCTTAGTACGCAGTTCAAACCCACCCATGATTCGCTGAATCTGTGAGTCTGAAGCGTCTGCAATATGCTCCACAGTACGGAACTTCTGTGCCTTGAGCGTTTCAACCTGACTGCGGGTTAGTGCGGGCCATTGCTCTAGTGCAAAACCGTCTACAGGGGCTTCAATGCCCTGCCTGAAGGCTTCCCATTGCATAGGGAAACGCTTCTTTAAGTCTTCGCCTTGCTGGCCTTTTACCTCTTTAACCGAGGATTGGAATGTGTCGCCAGGAATCGTGATCTTGCAGAAAATCTTGTCTATAAAGACCGGATAACCCTTTTCCTCCGATTGGAAGATGGATTGTTCTGCGTCTTGGTAAAACTCAACAATTAAGCCTGCGTCATTACTACGTTCATTTACGATATTCACTTGGGGAGCCTTGTGAGAGTTAAGAGGTTTAGAGAATGGTTGACCATTCTTAAAACCCCCTATGAAAGCGGGGTTGTGTAACTTTTAAATTACAGGGTACGTGCTACCTTGGGCCAGTTCAGCCATGCAGCAGTAACAGCGGCAGAACCACCGTTAGCAACGTCAAGGACGATACCGTCCACAACTTCAGCACCTGCGGTTGCATCGTCATCCAGTTGGCCTGCGGTTGCAGTAGTGTTGATCAGAGTGTAGGCAGCAGCAGAAGCAGCAACCAGCACAGTACCAGCACCAAAGATTTGCAACCAACCATAGCCAGATGCGGCGATAGCAGCACGGGCTACACCTGCCAACTTACCAGCACCAGCGCCGGGGGCAGAGGTGGTAGTAGTTGCCATTACAGCGGTGAAGGCAGAACCGTCAACCAGCGCGACATAGCCATCACCAGTAATGCCAGAACCGGAGTCCTGAACATAGATGTAGCCTTTCGGGCCAGCAGAGGTTTGGTTAAAGCCGATAGTACCAACGGCAAATTCCGCACCTTGGGAAGAAGTGCGGACGCTTGTGGGGTCAATTCCAGAAATAAACATAGTAGTCTCCTTAGTCTTTCAGAACAGCTTGCATACGGGGAGCGCTACCAGTCAGGTTACCGGCAAACCCGATGAGCTTGACGATACTGTCTTGGTTAACCGACATACGATCACCACCGATGGGCGTGAAGTTACGGTCACGGTGAGGACGCCAGAACAGGTAGTCCGTGTTCAGGAAGTACATATGGTTAGAAGTGATAGCACCACCAACACCGCCATCAAGAACAACGTCTGCGGCCTTACCTGCGCCAAAATACTTCAGCGAGGTGAAACCAGCGCCTGCCATCTTCTCGTCCATAACACGCTGAATGGTTTGCAGCGATTCCAGATAGAAGCGGTAGTAGTTGTTGTCAGCTACGATCAGGTCAGGGCTTTCGTTGCCGCGAACAACCTGAAGGATCACACGGTTCATGTAACCTTGGATGTTGGAAGCGGAAGCGGCAGCAGAACCGTCAGTAGTAGCGTCAAAAGCGATGTTGCGCCAGAAGCTGTAAGAGCCACGGTCAATACCACCATAAGTGCCAGAGGCAGGGCTGTCAGCAACAGCAGCACCAAGACCAGTAAGCGCCTTGCCACCGTTGGTAGTGCCATCACCGTACAGGTCGGTAGAAAGCTTGTTCAGCAGTTGCTTTTCAGCAATCTGAATGCGGCTTTCCAGAAGGTCAATAATGGCCTCCTTGCCTGCGTTCTGGAGGGTTTCCAGACCAGAGATGGTAACAGCAGCAGCGTATTGCTTCAGGTCAAACTGAGCAGCACTAATCGGGCTGTTAGGGGCGATGTTGATTACGTCATAGCCACTATAGGAATTGGCGTTAGAAGTAGTCGAATCGTTGTACATGATTTCCTGAAGAATGACGTTACCGCCAGACACAGGCTTGACGTTGCCACGCTCTTTCAAGCGCATCAACAGGGCATTATTGTTCAGTACGTTGTCTGCCAGCTTACCGCTGCGAGACTGAATCGTAGTGGCGATAATGTCCGAAATTGCAGAGTTCGGAAATGCCATGATTTATCCTTTAAAAATGATTAGCTAAAGCGGCCTCAAGCTCATCCCTGAGACTGCCTTTGGGGGCGTTTGACGTACCTGACACGGGGCTTGAGCCTTTAACACTTACTGCCGCAGAGGTGGCTCTTTGGGTCTGTGCTTTAGCTTGATGCTGTGCCGCTTGCTGTTGGAGCATTGCGGCGCGTGTCGTTGGGTTTGCGTAAACTGCCATGTCGTAAGCACTCTGAAGGTCAGCGGCACGGCCTGCTTGGAGAAGCGCAGCCATATCCTCACGGACTGTATCGAAATGCTCTTTATCTGCCGCGAATGCTTGTATCTCGCTGTTGAGCGCTTGCTGTTCGCGTTGTTGTTGCTGCGTCAGAACTTGGTTATATTGCTGTTCAAGTTGCTGGACGTAGCGTTGCATAGCCTGCACCTGGGGGTCAGGTGGCGGCGTATTCTGTAGATGGTCATAGAACCGATTGGGATCGATGCCATACTCTTGGAAAATGGTCTGGACTGTAGCCATCTTCTGTTGTTCGTTGCCGAAACGTAACTGATGCTCTACGTTAAACAGTCTTGCAGCGGCTTCAGCAGGGTGTACGCCCAATGCCTGTATAGTCGGCATATACGGCTGAAGTGCTTGGTTAAACTCGTCTGCTAACTGTGCCTTGGGGCGGTATTGCTCAAAGCCCTTGTTTACGTCTTGCTCCCTGCGCTCAATCTCAGCTTGTAGTTCTGGGTCAAGATTCCCCCAGTACTTTTCTGCGATTTCCTTGCGCCATGATTTTGGGCTTAGACGTTCTTGACGCTCAGCAGGCGTTTCTACTGGTTGCTCTACCGCAACAGGCTCTTCTACGGCCTCTGGAGGCTCTTCAGCCTTCTTTGCGAATCTGCCCTTGTCATCCCTTGTCCGATCAGTTTCAATCGCTTCTACAGGGGTTTCTGTGGCTTCTACGGGTGCTTCTACTGCTTCTATTGCTGATTCCAAAGAATCACGCAAGGTATCGTTGGAGGTGTCCAAGATATTTCCTTTAGTCAATTTGTGGGCGACCAACCCCACAATCAGCGCTTCTCAGCGTTAGTTTTTTATCTGGTCAGGATTAGGTATATAGAGAACCTTGACGAACCATTAAGTGATTGGTTGTCATTGTTCCCTTGTTGGCAAGGCCGAGTGTTGCGTTCCATGTGCCTGCTTCAGAACCGTCTGTAGCACCGGGCACAGAGTTGTAGTAAATCAACGGTTGGCGACCTGTCGGGCCAGAACCATCCGCGCCGATAAGTTGGGCAGAGAACTTGTTGTATATGAGCGGGTCGGTAATGTCGGGGAAGTCCTCGCTAGAGGTGTAGCCATCCATCCACATAAATTCCCACTCACCAGTAAACTCAACGCCACCACCATCAGACTGTGAGCCAAAGCCCATAGCTGTAGTTGAGATGTTGGCAAGGCTGATTGTTCTAGTGCCGTTGGATGTGTCAAATGCTGTCGGAGTGCCGCCAGTTAGGACAACACCATTCAAAACCCGCTTAACCCCGTTGTTATAGTTGATCTGTGCCTTAGCCGCAGCATCAACGCCCGTCTGGTCGTTTTGCGTGAAGTCAATTGACACAATCATCAGGTTTTCTGTGTTGGTCGTAGATGCACCCAGACCAAACTTAAGCACGGTTGAACTGCTCAACTGAAGTGTGCTGAATGTTGGCGACCATTCAAGCTTGGAGTTAGCAGGACCATCAGCCCAAATCTGTTGAACACCTGTTGCCGCCGTAGGCTTGAACTTGAATGCCATAATCCAACGGGGGAATGAGGTTGATGCCCATGCCCCGGCAGACTTGCTGTAAGTAGTAGCAGCACCGTCAAATACAGCCCTGTCAAATACAGATGTATCAAGCGTGGTCGATTGCCATGTGGTAGCAGTATTGCCCAAAGTCAGCACGGTAGATGTCGTTGTAACCTCGCTACCAGACGTGGTATGGCGCACCTTGATGTAGTTGCCTCTTGCCATCGTTCCAGATGCGCTTGTCCATGCCGTGACGACTGTTGACCCTGCGGCGTCACTACTGATCTGATATTCGCCACCTGTAATGCTTACTGCTACAGATGCCTTGCCACCCGTTAAACGTGCATTGTTAGACGATACAGAGGTGCTGGTGGCTTGGTTGTATATGTTCTGCAACGGCACATAGGAAGGCTCAAGACTTACCGTAAGGGTGCAGTTGTCGTAGTCGATATAGTCGCGCAGGTATTCGCCTGCTTTCCAACGTGCGGCAGTAATGCACTCAGCAACGCTAGTCGGTTCAGCCGCCCAATCCATGTATGTCTGGTAAGCAGCAGTATTGATTGTCGGGATTTGCGTCTGGTTAGAGAAAACACCATTCCCCACCGTAGGAGTTGCCCCGCTGTTGATGTTGTAGCCGCAAAAGTTTCTGCCATCAGAGGTCACGCTACCGATTGCCATGCGAACCGTTGCGCTATTGGTTGATGGCTTGGCGTTTACACATCGATTGCCGAACACATACACATTCTTGGCTTGTTCAAAGTTCAGCGCATGAGCCTGAGACACTACTGATTGGTCATAAACGCACAGATTCCCTGCAATCTTTGAATCGGCAAGGTAATAGGTGCTTCCCATATCGCCAGAGAACAAGCCCTGATAAGAACCGCGAGAACCGTAGTTGAATACAATGTTGCCAATAAACTCTGAGTTAATCCAATCTTGGTTAACTGGGGAAGTTGGGAACAGTTGGAAAGCGTCTGCGTGTGGGTTTCCTGTGTCCGTAGGCAGGGCCAAGTTTCTAGTGTACCGATTGAAGTACAGTTTTACAGGAATGCCTGCTGTATTAGCTGCGCGACCCCATCCAGATGCGTCCTGATAGATCAGGTCAAAGGTATTGTTAAACACCACGGCAGAGGTTGTAGCGTTGATGCGACTCATGCCGGTGGACAAACTTGAGAATGAGCAACCGTTAAGCTCAAAGTTTGTCATTGTGGTGGTGGATGTAAAGCTGAACCCGTTACATTCGTTGATGCCTGTAAGTCCAGCAGAGTAAGCGCCATTCGGGTCTAGCGTTGCACCGTAGAATGAACACTCTTGGAACTTAACCGTTCCGTAGGTCTTGCTTGTGCCATCACCGAGCGTAAAGCAAGCTCCGCTTATCGTTGCAGCATCCCCAAAATCGCACCACTTGAATGTGATGCCGCCTGTCGGGGAGGAGGTTGCTACCCATGACAAAAACGGTAGCTTCCCCTTGCTACCAGAACTAACGCCACGAATCATGATCTGTGCGCTGGGTGCGGCAGTAATCGTATATGCGCTGATGGTCGCGGTAGAGTCAATGACAATCGTGCCGCCTGTAGCTGAAAGACTTGTTAACGCTGTGCCAAGCTCTGCGCCAGAGGTTACTGCGCCACCTGTACCAGACCCACCCGTGTAAACAGTACCAATGTCTGCCGAGATAGGGTAGAGGGCTTTGTAGTCGATGGTTTCAGTCGTTGAACCAATTCCATTCAACAAAAAGTAGTTGTGTGCGGCAGACGCAGAGTTAAGTGTGCCGTCTATAATCTGCCCATAAGCTAAGATGCGCCCGTCAATCTGGCCCTCCTGAATACCTTGGGCAGTAAGATAGGCGTGCCAATCCCCGTAGTAATCGTTAGTCGTTCCTGTTGCTGCTCTAAGCGCGGCTTGTACGATTTCTGTTAGGGTTTCTGCCATATATCACCTGTAAACTTGTCTTATGAGGGCTTCTTTCAAGCCTTTTGAGTCATATTCCATCTTCTTTGCCTTGGGCTGTTCGTTGCCAACCTCAACAAGACCGTGTTGCTTTAGATGCTCTCTGTGCTGCTTGCGACCTTCTATCATCTCGCCCGTTTTCATAGACTTGTAGGGCTGATAGTTCTTTTCTTCCGAGATGATGTAGTAACCTGCTTCGCGCTGGTGCATTTCTTGTTTCTCTTGCCAGCAACGGTCTAGCTCGTCACCTTCAAGCTTCCAGATAGCGCCCCATTCTTCTTTGGTCATAGCAGCATTGCGAGGATTAATTCCTCTTCTTCCTCATCTTCTAAGCGTTTAATTTCCTGACGGGCTAGAACAATCTGTCGAGCGATAAATAGCTGTAGCTGAAGGTCATCCCTTGCCGCGATCACTTCAGGCCGTTTGGCGACCTTTGGCGGGGCTTGTAGCACCGTTTCCTGCACTATTTCTAGTGCCTCTTCTACGGTTTCAATGTTCTTCTTCTTATGTTGGTTCAACCACCACTTGAGATACCAGGATGGCACACCGTCATGCGTGTCTGCTACCGTTCCAGATGCATATGTAATCGTTGCGGGTTGACCGCTGATTACATATTCGCCAGCAAGTGCTGTGATCGTATAAGCACCAGGCGTTGCCTTGGTAATGTCAGCAGAACTGCCTGTATAGGCATACGCTCCACTTGAAGCCGTTAAGCCTCTACCTTTGACTAGCGTTGCTGCTGTGCCGGTATAGGCGTAACTGCCCGCGTTAGCTGTTAATGCTCTGTTGCGCGATATTGTTGCGCTTGAGCCTGTAATGGCATAACTTCCGGGATCACAGGTGATTGAGTAGCCAACAGCGGCTGCATCAATTTGGTACGCATCTTCTTGAAAAGCGCCAGACTGGAAAGCTGTAGTCATAGCGCCCTTTCTTTATTCAGTTACAGGTTTTGGCTTGATTAGCGTTGCGTACAGGTCTTGCGCTGCTTCTTTAAAAAAGTTCATAGCCATCATTTGATAGTCTTGGCTACGCTGTGCGACTTCAGGATGCAGGGCATATCCCCATGAGGCTTGGAAGTTGCACTTGTATCCGTCTTTGTTCCACTCAGTATCATTGTGCGGGGCTTGTGACTTGCGGAAATCTTGACCCAAGTAATGATAAAAGAACTCTGAAACAGGGGGCCATTGATGCGTTAAGTCACCGTATGCGCGACCACTACACCAATGCGGGGTAATAATCGTTGCCTTTGCACCATCAGCCATAACGCGCCACAGTTCATTCATGAAGTGGATACGTTGTTTAGCAGTAAGATGTTCAAGGAAGTGGCTTGCGTGTGCTTCTTCTACGCTTCCATCCTCAAAAGGCCAAGGTTCTTCTCCGATGTTGAATACATGGTCTACACCGTCCATCGCGTACTGGTCACAACCTACGAAACCTTCACGCTTATTTTTTCCACAGCCAAGGTCAATCTTCAAGCCTTCTCCTTGTTTGCCTTAATTTTTTCCCGATACCGCATTGACTTAGCTTGCTCGCATATTTTGCATCTGCGACCACCGTTATATTTGTCAATAATCAGGTTGTCACCTTGGTATGGGTGACCGTTTTTACAATGCGTTTTTGCTGAATTTAGCTTGCCTATTAAGTTGTGATTCTTGTATGAACCACGCTCTTTGCCGCGCCTAATATTTTCAGCGTGAGTTACCAGTTCAAGATGCTCTGGGTTTACACAAGATCGACAACTACATAAATGGTCAACTTCAAGACCCTTTTCAATTTCGCCGCGATGGAATTGATATGAAAATCTATGGGCCGAAATGTTTTTTCTTTTTGCAAGGCAAAAAACACCATACCCATCATCATTCCTGCCACCAAGCCATATCCAGCATCCGTTGCCTGCAACTGATAAACGGCGCATAAACCTAGCTATTGGCGACATATCAAGAGGCTCTTTAACAACCTTTTCCTTGATTACTCTTTTAGGCTTATCAGCCTTTGGCTTTCTTACCAATTTCTTGTGCTGCTGCCTGTAGGTAGAATCTTCCCTGTCGCGGAACCTTTGCGCCGCTAATCTTCGGCACTCCCTGCAATTCCGCTTTCCTCTGCCATCTATATAGGTGTTGGCTTCGTCAAAATCATGTCCCTTACCGCATTTATCCATAATTGCCTCCATAGTCATTACTACACTATGACAATTATAGCATAAATTAGTTCAATGATTGGTGACTACCACGTCATGTCAGGGATTCCTCCCCGCTTACCCTCCAAGTCGTAGTGTCCTACCTTTACCGAACAGTCGATAGCGCACCGATAACCGTGCTTCTGGGCGTCATTCCAGAAATACAGGTCTTGGGTGCTTACCCCGTTTTCTGTCTGTGTTACGAACCAAGGCTTGCGCAGCTTTTCATCCTTGAACATATCAAGACGGAAAGCGTTAAACCCCATCCCTGTGCCCCAACACTCCACTAGACCACCGTTAGGGTCAGGCAGTTGAGGTCTAAAGTTTGGTACAGGGTCTTTCTTGTCTCCCCATATCTGGGCTACTCCACCTGGGCCTTGCGTGTAATACAGGCCACCGATACAGGCATACTCTGGATGCGCTTCCATCTGGCTTAACAGCTTGATAATCCCATCAGGCGGGATGATGTTGTCATGCTCTACCGTGATGATGTACTTGTATGTGCTCAGTTCTGGGTGAGCGAGGATAGAGGCGATAGTGCTGCTAAATGCTGCGCCTACTTCCATGCCCATAGCCCACATCCTGACAAACTTGCCGTTAGGTGGGGCGTATGTGTTCATCCAGCTTGCTACTGCCTTGGTAGGAATAGACCCAAATGCAGGGGTTATCCAGATACAGGACAGGTCTTTGTAGCTGCCTTCCTTCTTTAGCCGCTTGATGGTTTCTTCCATCTCTGCGTTGTGCTTGCCACCGTCATAAGATGACAATATCTGCGGTTCTATTTCAATCCCCTTTCGGCAGGCTTACTTCTTTCCACGGTGTCCAGATGCCTTTGAAGCATTGGCGATACTGAAATACTTCCTTAATCCGCACTTTGCCCTTGTGAGGGACTTCTACTTCCTCAATGCGAAACTCAATGAGGCCATCACGGGTTTCCATTTAGCACACGAACTCAATGTCAGATGCGATCAGCGTCAATTCAAGATATGACGGAAGTTGTGCATTCAACGCAGGGACAAGCCCGTCTTGAATCTGTTGGCGCACAGAAGTTGATGCGGCTGGGTCAGTTGGAATGTTGTCCACAGACAAACCCATGTCAACCTCAATAGAGTGGTCAATAAGCTGTCCAGTAACGCCAAAGTTGCCGCCGCTACCACCTGAGAAACCTGTAATGAAATATCGCGCCATGTCAGTCCTTAGTTCTGTTCAAATTGAAGGTAAAAACGCTGCCTAGATACAACCTGACTCAGTTGCGATGTTGCGTAACTTACAGGCAGAGAGGCAGACGTAGTTGCGTAAAAGCCCATATCCCTATCACCAACCAATGAGTTGGCAGAGGCGATTACCGTTGATGTGTACATCTTTGCCATGTTGGTCGTTGCCATCATTGACAGAGCAAGCGGAGCAAACCTGTGTGCGCCTGTGTTACCTGTGGTTGCACTTGATACCCGAATGCCAAAGGCGTACTTAACATCTGGAGCAAGTGAGCCTTCAAACGGCAGATACAAGTGAAATGGGCCACTAACGCTAGTCAACATTGATGTGTTATTGGTCGTTGATGTAAACGAACCCGCACCTTGACTGATGGTGAACCCTGCCGCAGTAGTTGAGTTGTAACTGACGCTATACACCAAAGAGGACGAACTGATCTGCGTCATACGGGTACTGCTTGCCCCTGTGTCTTGCGAGTACAGACCATAATGGACGGTCTGTGCGTACACCTGAGAGTTGCTAGAAGATACGAATGAACCTCTAGCGTACATCTCAATCTTCGACATAGTGACGTATTCGTCAGGGATGAAATGCTGGAAGTAAACCGTGTTCTGACCGAGCGAACTGAATGTGGTATTAGCCCCAAGCTGATACGGCACATAGTTGGTTAGCGTTTCGCCACCACCACCTGCATTAACACTAGCCGTTACAGTAGAACCGTTCATTCCAAAAGTAACGCCATTACTGTTACTGAATACAACGTCACCGCTAGTAACCGTAGAACCTGCTACAGCGATATTCGGGCCTGTCTGGTTGACTACACCACCACCAGCCACAGAGATTTGAAGCCCGTTGCTGTTCAACGTCAATGTTGCGTTGGTAGCACTAGTGCCTGTACCTGCGTATCCGCGACCATCGAATGAGATGCCGCTAGAATTGACTGTCCAAGTCGCGTTAGATTGGGCCGTATTAAGCCCTACAGCGTCCGTAGAGCCTCTAGCAGTCGTCAGGAAGGCTGGAACCCCAATGGTTGCCCCTGCGCTGTTAGCCGTGCCTACAACGATGCTTGCGCCGTTAGTCGTAGTCGTAGCAAAGTTGTGGCTATGAGTGCTATTAGCCGCAGTAGTAAGGTATGCGCCTGCGTTAAGGCTGATGCCGCTACTGTTTACAGTCCAGGTTACGTTAGTGCCTGCGGTATTCAGTCCAACAGCGTCATTAGATGCTCTGGCAGTCGTTATTGCATTGGTGATGATCGTTGGAACACCCATGCTTAAACCGTTGCTGTTCTGCGTTGCTACAACCGCTGTGCCTGCGGTAGTGGTAGAGGTGAAGCCTGCACCTACGATGTTGCCTGATGGCTGCGTCTGTACCGTCTGCGCGACTGTATTAGCACCACTAAATACGATAGTGGCAGCGTTAGCACCCTGATTAACCGATGCTGTTACGTTGTTGCCACCTTGAAATACAATATTCGTGCCAGATGCAGTAGATGCGCCCGATGTGTTGCCAGAGAGCGTTACTAGCTGACTGTGGGCAGAGTTCCAATCACTAGGACGAACGACAGATGTGGCTGTGCCATCACCAACAGTCTGGTTGTAAACGTGATAGAGGGCCATTACGCTACCGTCAGAATCGTAGTAAGGGTAACGCTCAGAGTTTCACCAGCCGCAACCGTTTGGCTAGACCCGTAATCCCATGATGCGATATTCCCAGACACAGAACCCGTCAGGATTACATATTGGAATGTGAAGCCGCCACCAGAACCTGTCCATACAGGGTTAGTAGGCTGAGTTATGGCAAGGGTATATGTGCCAGCGGCCTGCCCTGCTGTGGCTACAGATACAGCAACGCCCCCTGTGGTATAGCCGCCACCGTTAGTTGTTTCGGTGATTGCACCACTTGAGAGCGTCCGTGCGGTAGCAAGCTTAAGCGCATAGGTTTCTGTGCCGAGGTTGCCCCCTTCAAGCATCAATTCAATAGCCGGTTGGAACTTTTCATAGGTTGCTGTTGGCATTATTGAATCCTCACTTGCTTACCGTTGCTAAGCGTAGCAACCCTGGGCCTGCTCATTGTTTCGATTAACTTACTGTGTTTCTCGTCTTGCGCTTCCATCAGCTTGACCATGTTGTCATTCATGGCCTCTACCAATGCGGTAAGCCCTGCTTTGGGAGTAGTGGAACCGTCTGCCGAAACATTGTCAGTCTCGTCCTTGGAGTTTGCCGACATAGCCGCCGTTTCAAGCGTAGTCTTCGCAGATAGTTCTGCCACGACAATCTTGGTGTTAGCGTCCAGTTCGGCTTTCCAGCGCTCAAACTCCAACCTTTGTGCTTCCAATGCAGCATCATGTTCAGCCTTCTGGCGTTCTAACTCAGCCCGTTGCGCTTCAGCCTCTACCTTGACCTGTTCAAGCTGTGCCTTCAGTTGTGATTCCTGGGCTTTAGCTTGCAGTTCAATCTGCGCCTTTTCTTGCTCTAGCGCCATCTTCTGCTGTTCCATTTGCAGTCTTGCCTGTTCGATCTGCATACGGCCTTGTTCTATCTGGCCTTGCTGCTGAATCTTGATCATCTCAGGATCGGGGGGCGGCTCCTGTGGTTGCTGTGCCTTCTGTTGCATCTGTTGGAGTGCAGACTCAAACGAACCCTCAAGGTTTCTACCTGACTTGAATGAGCGAATTCCAAACATGAGCATTTCACCCAAGACGGGAGCGAGTTCAGGCACTTGCTGGCTTGCAGGGATTGCCTCTTTAAGGAATTGCCCTGCGGCTTGCAGAAACTCTAGGCGGCTTGACTTCTCTTGGGCTTCATCCAACTCAACCAATGAATCACTTGCTACCTCAATGCGGAAGTTGCGTACATCAGAGTTCAGCAGTTGGAGTGCTTGGGGGATATATTGCGCATCTTGACCTGACTGCATTCCACTCATCATTACAAGCGTTTCTGGACGGTAGAACTTGCACATGATCTGCGCTTTCCTACGGAGCAGTTCAGATGCGAACATAGCCACATCGTTCTGCATTTCCTTCAGTCGCAGACTTGCATACTGGGACTTGATTTGTTGGGCCGTAGCAGTCTCACTAGCCACGCTAGCGCCACGAATGATGTCACTTAGACCTGTTACCTCATAGATGGTCTGTTTAACCGCTTCACGGGCCGTATAAAGCTCGTTAAGGGTAGCAACAACCATGTCCAGAGGGAGCCAATCAACAACGCCCTTGACGCCGTTCTTCTCACCGAATGCCGCCCAGTTATCTACAGGGATGAGCGTGTTATCCACGCCCTCAGTCAGCATACGTTGCACACCGTTCTGCGATGCGTCATACACACCAACTACCTTGCAAGCCTTCACAAGCTTACTAATGCGGTCTGTGAGTGAGTCTAGTTCGTATGCCTGATCCTGATACTGAACATAGTCAGGGACAGGGATTAGCGTGTCTGTGGAAAGCGTAGCAAACAGAGGCTTGGGGCAGGGGAAGAATGCGTCTAGCTGCAACGGGTCTTCACGTTCATCCAGAATGTACGGGTGCTTCTCAGCGATCCATACGACTGTCTTGTCGTTCTTGTACCAGATTTCCCATACAACAGCCTTCTTGAGCTTTTCGCCATCACCCTCAAGGTCATGGGTCTTTAGCTCGTCATCGAGGCCAACAGGCTGATGCACCAAAGGAACCTTGGCAAAGTCCTCACCAAAGCGTTCTTCACCTTCCTCACGCGACAGATAGACCTTACGGGCAACCCAAGTCACTTCCTCCCATGTTCTAGCGGGAGAGCAGCGGAAATCTTCCCAATAGACATAATCTACGGGTGACTTCTCATAGTTATACTCTTGCTCTACATCATCCGTGATAAGAGCATCTTCTTCTTGCTCTAACTGTTCTGCTTGCTCAAACCTTACCCATGCAACACCGCGACCAGCCAGAAGGCGATCAAGGACGCTATTACGAATAGAAGAATCGTAGTCTGGACAGGTATCAATCTCATATTGCAAACAGCGCTGAAGAATCTCAGAGGCGCATCTTCCAACAGGGTCTTGATCTTTATAGCGGCGTTCAGCAATTGCTTGCGGCTTCTTGGCATACACAGCAGGGAGCATTGTCCTGATGTTAGACCACAGGATGTTGTATTTCTTTTCGCCTGTATTGAACGATTGCTCACGCTCATCACGATACCTCTTAACAATCTTCTTGCCACGTTCCAGCCACTTCTCTTGGTCTTTCTTCGCAAGGTCTAGCTGAAGCTGCCAACTCTGTGATGATTTGATATCTTCCATACTTATCCTTGCGCCTCACGGCGTTAAATGCGTCCTGATCTCTTAGGTGCGGTATCCCATAGCTCGTCTAGGGGTGCGGTAACTATGCCGCGCTCTGTACCCTGTATCGGGTAGCGTGTTTCGTCTTCTTTCTTGGCCTTGCGTTCTTCACGGTATGCGATGCACATATATCTGAATGCGTCTGCTGTGTGGCTTGTCCAATCATGCCGGGGCTTATCCCTAAAGCATTTCTTGTCTTCGTCATACTCACGCTGATACAGGCTTAATGCGTCAACCCCGTCTATACAGTTGACCTTGTCGAACCATACCTTGGGAAAGGCGAGTCGAGCCGCTTGTATGCCGTCTTGCAGGCCAAGCTCTGGGGCTATGGTCATCTTGCTTATGCCTAGATGCTTCGCCAGTTGTTCTATGGTTGATTTGCCACCAGATGCTAGTGTCTTTGCTCTAGCGTCATGCGGGAGATAGTGCTTGCCGTACTTGTAAGGCTTGTTGAGGATTACATCAGCGTAATGCTCAATGTCTTCCCCGTTGGTTGAGTAGTAGTCAATGACCCGTATTTCTCCACCAATGGTCTGAAACCACCAGATAGCCGTGTCATCACTAAAGCCCAAGTCCCAAGCTGTATATACGCTCCACTCTGGGTCATACGGGACATTGGTGATGCGCCCCTCTATTCTTGCTTGGGATATTTCCTTGCCGTAGTAAGCGCCTGGAATAGCGGCATCAAAGTCGCACTCCATTTCTTGACGCCACGCATCTTCTGTCAGTTCTTCTCGTAGTGCGTCTAACTCTGACTTTGGAAGTAGTCCTGATTCACTTGCCCGAATAGTCAAGCATAGCCACTCTTTACTTATGCCTGCGTACTGGTATATTTCAAAGAACTGATTACGGCCTTTAGGCGTTCCGATAATGACTGCCCAGCCCCCTCGGTCAGCCAGAGCAGGGCGTATGACATAACCCCAAACACTAGGCTTCCAATCTCCATACTCGTCTGCAACGATTCCGTCAAAAAACAGACCTCGTAGGGCATCAGCATTATCAGCACCAAAAAGACGAATGCGTGAACCATTCGGGTAATCAATCCGCAACTCTGATTCATTTACTGTGATCCCCGGTATTACGCTTGAGTATCGCTTTAGGTAGTCCCATGCAACAGACTTGGCTTGTGAGTAGAAGGGGGCAACGTATCCAAAGCGCCCATCATTGCCTTTGAATGTGATTGCGGCCTTGATTAGCTCGTTGACACAGGCAACAGTCTTGCCTGCTCGTCTGTGGGCTACTACTACTGCCCATCGTTGCGTTCTGTTGTGTAGCGGCTTAAACGCCTGCCGTGGGGCATACGGTATTACGATTGCAGCCATGTATAAACATGATTGCCGTCAACCTTCTGGTCAATCTCTTGCTTATCAGTCCAGCCATAGTTCTTCAGGGCGAATATTGCCCCCGCTGCATTGCCACCAAAGATGCGCTCTTCTGCGTATTCTTCGCACTCAGACTTTAGTGCTTTTATCGTGTCAATAAACTCTGGTCTATTTTCGTAATCTAGCAATGCTTGACGACTGTTAAGGCCAAGTGCCAAAGCCAATCCTGTTACCGTCAATGGGCGATCTTGTGAGCGTCTTTCTTTAAAGAAAGCTTGCCCTCTTTCCCATGCCTCATCTGGGCTGGATATAATCCTTGGCCTTGCCATTTGTCTTTTCCTTCTAAGCGCTTCACAGCGCGATCTAGGGTGCTAGATTAAACAGGGACGGAAATAAATCTCTCTTCCCCTGCCTTTGCTTTCCAGGTGGTCTTGTTGCCTCTGAACCAATGCCCACATTCCTTGCATTGGTAGCGGTTGTATTTCTGCGTTGTTGTTACTGCCTGTCCACGCTTCTGATAGTTCTGACTTGAGCATACTGGACAACACAAATCTTCATTGCGGGTTGCCATGTTCGGGTGGCGATCTATCCAAGGTCTGAGCCGTGTGTATAGCGTTTCTAGCAGGGTAACGTCTGTTTCGTTGTAAGCCTGCATCCTTCCCCATGCGTCTTTGTCACCAGCCATGCACAGAGTCCACAACTCATGCCCTTCATGGCGCACCTTGTGACCTATGCCGAGTGCTTGGCATACATAGTCCAGCTTGTTACTAGGGAAGCGAAAGACACGCTTGCAGGTCTGTAGCAGGTCAATATTCTTGTAGGGTGCTGGTGGGTGCATTCCGTGCAGCAGAAACTCTTTGTTCAGCGTTGGCATATCGAACTTAATGCCATTGTATGTTATGACCGCATCTGCTTCGCTAATGAGCTTGTGGATACGTTCTAGCATCCGCTTTGGCTTGCTCTTGTGTACGCTGTCAAAGAATACTTCTGGCTCGTCTAGCCACTTAGCCGCCCAACATAGGGTGTAGCCGCTATTTTCTATCTGGTTGATTGCGATGTTCTGTTGCCACAATCCCCAGACGTAAGCCAGATTGGGCGCGGTTTCTATGTCTAGCAGTAGAATTCTCAATGCAAATACTCGTCTGCCATATCTGCCGATTCATTCAGCAGAAAGTGCTGCAAGAATGTAGCCAGCCCGACTAACTCCGCTAACTCTGCACCAGATTGAGAATGGCTGAATGCGATCTGCTTCTGCCCCTCTTCGTCTTCGTAAGTGAAGGCGATGACATAAGCACCAATAGCTGCATCTTCGTCAAAGTTGCGAATGTCTATCCATGCTTGCCTGAACTCTGTCTTTGGTGGTTCTTCAGCAAGCTTCAGCTTTTTAACTTTTTCAGCCATTGCGTTCCCCGTAAGCGTCTTGCTCTATGTAGCCTCTGCTACAGCCAGAAGCAAACACATGGCCCAACTCCTCGTCTTCACTTGGCAACCCAAGGAATGCTTCAACGTCATATCCAAGCAGCATATAAATGTCTGTGGGTATGTTGCGTAGCGCGTCCGTGTCTTTGTTCCAACGGGCTAAATCTATCAACTCACGCCAGAAATCAAGCATGGCTTGTTGATTTTCTTGTTGTGTTTTCATTTCTCCGGGCGTAAAAAAACCCGCCTGATTGCTCATAGCGGGGTACGTTTCTTCTGGGCGCAAAAAGTCCTGCCCTGTGATTCTAGTATAACACAATCGCGCCTCCAACCGTAAATATCACACAGCAGAAGGCACTTTTTCCAGAAGTCCAGACCATACCGCACGGAGAGATATATCTAGCAATTCCTCCATGTTCAAATCCCTGCGATTAGTCTTAAACACATTGGGCATCTGTTGCGTTAGCACTAGGATGCAGATGCGCTGTGCTTCTGGCAGGTCTTCGTAGATGATTGTATCTAGCGCAATCATCACCTTGTCGTCAGAGTCATCTTGGAACTCGTCTAGCCCCTTTTGATAGCCTCCTGAAGAAAACCCTAGCGACCTTCTTGGAAACCCCTTTGGCCCTCCCTTGAACCTGTCTGATCGTCTTTGCCACTCTTTTAGGTAGATCGTCAGCAGTTCTAAGTTCATGCAAGCCCTTCCAGTTCGATCAGCATTTCAATCTCATGGATGGCTTTCTTCAGGTCTTGCACTCCATCCTTGAGCCGCCACCGACAAATGCGCTTGATAATGCAGCCCTCAACAAATCCAATCTTGTTTCGATGGATAAATTCA